TTGAGCCTCTTGCTTGAGCACTGCTGCAAGCTGTGGGTCTTGTTCTGATAATATCATTTGTTGAGTCAGATTGCCCGTTTTCCAGGGATTTACCTGACCTCCACCAGCATTTCCTACAGGACTTGGTTTTGCTCCCATTCCAGCAGCAGAACTTGGCTTAAAATGATGTTCCCAACCACTACCAGGGTTTTTGAGACTACTGAGATAGGTATTTAAATCTTGCTCTACTCCACCATTAAGGACAACTACTTTACCTTCAGCATTTTTTTGTAACTTTCCTTGTAACAATGATAAAGTTTGTTCTGCATTTATCGCACCAAGATTACTTATAGCTGCAAGTGCTGTTGTTTTAGTAGATGCAACTTCATTAGAAGTTTTTAAGTCTTCTAGTTGTTGAGATAGGTTAGAGATTTGTTGATCTTTTTCTTGTGCGGTTTTGTTAGCCTCTTCCCAAAGAGTTTTCCATTGCCCTTGTTCTTCTAACTCTTGAGTTCGTTTTTCTTCTTTTTGTTTATAAACATCATCGAGTTTACCCTTGATGCCTTTAAATTTCTCCTGTGCTTCAGCAGCTTCTTTTTTGGCAGCAGCTAATTTTGCTTCATATTCTGCTTTTACAGAATCTAAATTTGGTGCTTGTGGTTGTGAAGGAGTTTCAGCCACAGGCTGTTCAGGAGGATTCACAGAATCAGGCTGAATTACTTGTTCTTCGATTGCCATTTGTAATTAAGTTGATGGATTAAGTTTTTCTTCTAGTTCTTTGATAAGAACTTTTTTGTTTTGCCTTCTATCTAGCTCAATACCGATAGTACGACCAAACTCTTCAAGTTGTTTTTTTGTCATACTTTCAAAATCATTAGTTTGTTCAACTACTGGCTCTTCAGTAATAACTACTTCTTCGGGTTCTGGTTCAACTACAGGTTCAACTACTTTACCTGAATGTATGAGTTCTATTTCCTGCCATTTATAAGAACCGTCAGGCTGAAGTACCCGATCTAAAGATTTAGACATAAAAATATGTGTACTTGTCTATCATTGTATCAAATTATTCAGATTTAGCCTCATTTGCTGTTGGTAACACCTCTCCCTGTACCAAAATATCTCTAAATTCATCTCTATCAATGACCTGTTGATCGAATAATGATGTCAAAGCTGTAATATCTTGTCCAATTAGCCTTTCAATATCAAAATCTCTACTAATTTTTACTTCTGGAGGTTCAATTCCTACATATTCAGCAGATAAATTAAATGCTTTTTGTAATTTTTGTTCTAATTCCATTGAAACCATTGCAAGCATGGAATTTGTATCAACACGATCTAATCTTCGAGCGTCAGCAGATTCAGCTACAAACTTTTGCTGGCTAAGAGTACTAATGCCAAGTGTAGCCATTTGCATCTGTAATTCTTTTATTTCAGCAGATTGAGCATCGAAAGCACTAGAAGCTGGTTCTACATAGTAAACTTTATTTCCTGGCTGAGTTGCCATTGCATAATTAACAGAAATAGCTAAATCTTTAGTTTGATCGTCATATCCTTCCATTACAAGCATAGGTTGAGATGCAACGTGCAAACTATGGATAAGATCAGCTTGTCTTTGAAAATGTGCAAGATTTAGGTAAGCAATATCAAGTAAAGGTGGTTTACTTACTAAATTATCTGTTTTTCCAGAATAAATTGTAACTAAAGGTATTTCACCAAGAGAAAAACTGCCAGATTCTACTTGTCGATAATCTTTATCTGCTGAACCTGCTTCAAAATTACCAGTAACGCTGTTGTCTGATACGTCATACATTTCTTCTATCTGTTCTTTTTTACGAAAAACTCTATATCTCCCAGGTTCTATAACCCTAATTTGATCGAATACTTTTTCTCCAAACTGTCCATCAGGCAATACAGCTTTCTCAGCTAGTCTTACCTGTACTAAGTTTCCATAATTTGATTCTCTATCTAATCTCCAGCCATATAAATTTGTTGGATCGACTTCAATCCAATATGGTCTTCTATCTTGTGCTCTTTCTTCTGCAAGACTAACTGCTCCTGAAGGTGCTGGATAATCCACAAGAATATGACTTTGACCATAAGTAAGAGAACACATTAATATTCGTCTTGCGTATTCATCTAAATCTGATTTGCAACCATCTACGTCCATTTTGAACATTTCAGTCCAATAAGGATCGCCTGTAAGTGTTATTGGTTTACGAAGAACTAAACCTGTAGCTGCTCTTATTAATCTTTGAGTAAAAGGACTAAATACTGCTCTATTTACTCTTGCAAGATAGGCTTCGTAATCTTCTCTTGGTTCGAGAGGTAGAAAGGCTTCACTGTTAGTTCTTAAATAGTCAGTTCCTTCGCTGACGGCTTTCATTATTTCCCACCCTTTCATCATATCTAGAACTGCTCTTGTTCTAGTAAAAGGACTATCAATACCGCCTACAGAAGTAGATGAAACAATATTGGTTCTAATTGGTCCAGGAACAGCATAAGTCATGTCAGCACCTCCATCTCTTTAATGCTAATGCTTTTCTAGTTGGTCTGCCTTTACTATCTTTCATTGGACCTTTAACTCCTTTCATGCGAGCACAAAACGATTTTCTTCTTGCTGCTCTTTTACCTGTTGGATTTTTTTCAGTAACAGGAGCTTGTAAGTTGCTGCCTGTTGCACGATTATATTTAGCTCTACCTTTAGCAGTCAGTCCTCCCTTCTTAGACTTTTCGCCTCTTCCTACGGATAAACTGACTCCTTTACGTTTAGCCATTATTTTCCTACCTTTTTCATAGTCAAATTGTGAGCTTCAGTAAAAGTTTTACCTTTTAACATTAAGTTCTTCATTTCTTCCATGTGCTTTTTAGTATGAGTACCCTTCTTCTTATGCCTAGCTAAAGCATCTTTCTGTCTTTGAGTTAGGGTTTTCATTTTTTCTTCCTTTTTTTCTTGGAGCGTAGTTTTTTAAGATCAGCAGTAGTAATCTTATCCCGTGGTGGAGCAACAGCAGCTAATTTACGTTGTTTACTCGAATAAGATCCCTTTGGCATTAGACAGCAGAGGTGATAGCACCATTAGTTACAAAACTAACTGATACTGTATTCAAATCTCCAACAGTTGAACTATATGTAGTTCCTGTAATAATTCCGTTAAAACTTAACTTTTTACTGCCCGATGTGTCCAAGAAAAGATTAAATGCAGCATCACCAGAATCTTCAGTAGTTAATACGTCTGTAATAATTTCAGCAGTATCATCTCCTGATGTCGCTGTATAAATTAAATCAACAGTACCAGATCCAGAAATTAAACTTCCGACATTTTTTCTTGATGTATCTCCATGAGCAGTTACTTCAAGAGTGTCTTTTGTTACGTCTAATGTCCAAGCCGTTGTAGAAGCTATAGCTCCAACTGATCCAGTTCCGTTATCAAATGATACAGAGCCTTCTTCACCACGAAAAAATGCCATGATTTAAGAAAAATTTTACTTATAACAATATATTACCTTGAAACTGCGTTTTTCACAGTTATTTTTTCTTCTTTTTTCGTCTATGTTGATAAGTTATCTTTTTACTACCTGTTTTTTCACGTTTAAACCTTGCTTTTTCGGCTGATGACATTTCTGAAGCAGTCTTAGGTGTCTTACTTGAGATTCGCTTACTTGGTCGGCAAGCAGGATAACCTCGTTTTTCTCCTTTGGAACGACCACAAGGTTTACCAGTTTTTACATCAACCCATTTTTCTTTGAACCAACGGGTTAGACCACCACTACTTCTTGCCACGTTTTTTCTCCACTCGGTAAGTGCCACCACGTTTTTTGTACTCTCGTACAAGCCATGCGTTAGCGTAAGCAGATGGGTAAACTTTGAATTTACGCTTTGCTTCTGCTTTTACCCTAGAGTATAACGCTTTATTTACAGGAACATTCGCCACGTTTCTTGCCTCCCTTCTTTTTCTTCT